AAGCAGGCAAGCTTGGGGTTGTGTAGGGAAGAAATCGGTTAAAAGTGCTGCCAAGAAATTCAAAAGGAATTAATAACTTTACCCTATGCAATTAAAGCACTTTACACTTGCTGAATTTGACTCACCTGATGCTCCTGGTTCAGGGGCTAAGATGAAACCTGAATTTCTGCAAAGGCTTGACAATGCTCGGTCAATTGCTAAGATTCCTTTCGGAATAAACTCAGGGTTTAGGACAAAGGCCCATAATGATAAAGTTGGAGGGGTTGATTCAAGTAGTCACACCCAAGGTTGGGCAGCTGATATTGCTTGTAAAGATGGGGCTAAGAGATGGACAATAATTAATGCTCTTCTCAAATCCGGTATAACCAGGATAGGTATTGCATCAAGCTATATTCATGCCGACTGCGACCCGACTAAGCCTGCCAATGTTATTTGGACTTACTAATTAATGACAGCAGAACTAAAGGAGGAATTGGTAAAGTTTGGCTTTGATTTACCAGCTTATGGGGCAATCATGCTCACTAAGATTGCCGATGTGAATACAAGCAATTTCTCCGATGCAGAAAACTACATGTATGATCATGGATGGCTTTGGCTTCTTGTTCTCCGGTTTGGAAATGTAATTTGGGACTTACACCATAAGTTATCAAAGCAGATTACTGTTCAGATAGATGGGCAGTCCGTGAAGATTAGTGGGTATGGTAAGATATTAAGAGAAATTAAAAAGTTACTAAAATGAGAAAAACAGATACACTTTTACTCCTTGTTTTTTTTGTAATCTATATCGCCTTTGATCGTTACATTGCTTATGATGTTGAATCAAAAATCAGTGATGACATTCAGTACTTGGCTAAGAGTACCCTCAACACGAAGCTTGATGTGGCATATCTTAACTCAAGAATTGACAGCGTACATGTTCAAAATCAAGCACTGGCTGAGACTGTCTTATATTTGGATTCATGCCTGCAAAACAAGACACAAAAAGCAGACAGAGCAGAACGCAGAGGCAAATTCGTGGGAGGACTAATCAAAGGTCTGTTCCCGGGCATTTGAACTCACACCTCTATTCAAAGAGGATGCAAGTCTATGCCTACACTTGCACTTCAGTTGTACTTGTAGGCATGCTCCTTGGCACTGGCTACTTATACCAAGTAGAGAAAGTAAGTGCATCTGACAGCGTGCTGATGTTTATACTTGGTCAAGTACTCGGTGCTTGGGTAGCTTTAACGAACAAGATTTTCCGAATTACTACACCTGCAATATCTCAAGAAACCTAACTAACTTGCGCTTATGAATTGCTTACAGAATTACATCGGTCTTCAGGGTTGCAGTGCTGATGTGCCATTGTCAGGAGTCTATATCAATGACTATCCTGGTATGAGTTCAGAACTTATGGAGAAGATTGCTACTCCTGAGCAAGCCTCTTACATCGGAATGTGGAACTCGGCTCAGGCTGTAGGCTATGTAAGAATCAAGAGAGACATTCAGCTTGCTTTATTCCAATCAGCAGAGGCTCAGCTTGATCAAGTCTTGTTTCAGACAAGCAAGAACTTTGTCCAGCAGTGGCAACAGATTCAAGTTGTTCCTCAAGAGGCAATCTTAAAAGGAGCATTCGTAAGCATTCAAGGAAGCAAGTATCTTAGCATTCGGATTAAACAATTGTTTGTCTATAATGCTGGAAGTACAGTTGTTACTGCATGTCCTTGGTATATCTATCAAACTCAAGATGGAAGCATTCTTGACCAAGGCACTTATGACATGCAACCAGGGATGAATTATGTTCCTGTAAACAATGAGTTCTATTCTGACTTTGATAAGATTAACATCATGGCTGCTGTTGATTGCACAAACTTAGAAACCACCACAGGAATGTTTATTGATTGGGGCTGGAATCAGATGGAGTTGGAATGTGCGACAAGATTTACTTACCTGTGGAGGAATGGCTGGAGCATCTTCCCTGTGACTGCTCCATTAGGCTATGGCTTCGGGGATAGCTGGAGTCAAGACAATAGCCAATCAGGTGTCTACATGGATGCTCAGCTTCTATGCTCATTAGATAGCTTTATCTGCCAGCAGAAAGAGTTCTTGGTTGATGCTTGGGCTAATCTGCTTTGCTATCAGATCCTTTGGGCAAAGGTTGCCTCTCCAAGGGCTAATTACTTTAGCCAAGGCAACAGAGAGTTCACAGAGAGGGCAATGGCTACCTTCCTTGATGGCTATAATCAGAGCCTTGCAATTTGGGCAAGACAATTGAATCTAAGAGGCGAAGGCTTATGCTTTAATTGTGACAATGCTGGATTGATTCAGCAAGGCTTTGTTAGGCCTTAGTTATAGATTTGATAACATCTAAATGATTAGATTTTATTTCTGCTTTAGCAGCAATATTATATTCCGGTCTAAAATATTTAATCAAACTATTTTCTAATTCGAATAGTTGATTTTTTGGACAACTAATAAAAAAAACAGAATCAAAATTTTTGATGCCTTCTTTATAGTGAGTATAAACTCGAACACTTACATTTTCTGCTTGACCGACATATTTTATTTTACCATCTAAGCATAAAAAATATATGCCGGATGTTGTAAAAACATTTCCAATAGGCAATTCATATAAGTTTTCGATAATTGAAAGTTCATCCGGTATTTTACTTTTTACTTTAAAATTATATTTATCAAAATAAATAAAATTATGTTTTTGCTCAAAATGTCCTTGTTTATATTCAATATATGTATTTACAAACCAATCATTTAATTCAGATGGTATAAACCATATCGTTTCTTCTTTTGTTATTGGATTAGTTATTAAATAGTGTGGGCAGATTTCGTTTTTTGCAAGACTTATAATATCATCATCATTTAAAATATCTTTGATTTTGCCTTTGCAATCAGCTATTGACTTTAATTTATTAGCATCTACCATAATCAAAACTTCTCTGCTTGCTCAACTGCTCGGTTCAAATACCACTGAGCCTTTTTTAAATCCTCAAGCTTGCTTCCTTTCTTGCCAGCTCTGCTGATATATTTTACCACATTGCCAAGGTGGAAATCAAGTTCCCAAGCTTCAATGACCTTGATTGCCTCATAGGTGTTGTCCTCTCCACCATAATGCTGAGGATGGTCAATTAATACATTAGGCTTATGAGTAGTATCTGCCCCGAAATAGTCTGTTATTGCGCCCATAGTTACCAAGAGTAAAAAAGTGGTTTAGGATCATCAACATCATTCATAGTGGTAAGCCTAAAGTCATCAATTGATTTATAAAGTTTTCCGTTATGTAAATAGCCTGCAATCCTCGGTCTTGACCTCATGTTAATCAGTTCAGCCTTAATTAAGACATCATTGCAATCAATGTGACCTTCATGGTCAATTATCCAGTCAATCAGTTCCTGAAGCTGAGTTGGTTGCATGTGCAAATGTATAATTATTTATCATCATCTTTAAAAAGAGACATGACCAATGCACCTATTGCAGCAGATGCAACAGCTATTGTTTTCCAAACTGACTTAGAGGCCTTCTCTTCTACCTTGATTGATTCAATCTCTTTGATTCTATCCCTGTAATGGTTTATATCCTTCTCAAGGTTTTGAATCCTCCGGAGTAAGTCTTTGTTCTGATCAAGCAATTCGACAATCTCTTGCTCGTTAATAAGCCTTAGCTCCTCAAGTTCCTCAATGCTTATGTAAGGCTTGCTCATTTGCAATCGACTGATAATATTTTAGTCACTAATGTATCACTTAAAATGAATCTCTGCACATTGACCTGGTTGCCTATCCAAATATTATTCGGGCCACACGAATAGTAACTGCTTGAGGTGGTCTTTGGGTAGCCATCCCTTGCCGGATAGTAATCCTCAGAAAGCATCTGTGTGCAGTTTTGGCAATCATCCTTCTTGCAAGAGATAAATAGCAGAGCAATCAAAAGCCATTTCATTGTTTGCTATTTAAAACATAAATAAGAATAGCTCCAAGGCCATAGCCAATAGAAGAGAAAAAGGCAAGCTTAATCCGCTGATTCCAGTTTTTTGCCTCTATTATGTAGCCAACAAATGGCAGACCAAGAAAAGGCCCAATCATAGCAAAAAACACCATCCAAATAGACCTATCACCTACTGTAGAGATATACATTGTAGAAGCACATTCAAGTACGAATGCACTTAAACAAACTACATAATAACCTCTTTGCTTAACTTCTGTCTCTTTATTTTCCATTGACAATGTCTTTAAGCTGGTTCATAATGCTTTGTTGAGTATCTCCATAAAACCAATCGCAAGTAAATTGTAGATCTTCATCCAGCTTGCCTGGAACATTTACAAAGTAAGACTGTCTGTAATCATTAGGCTTAGATGTAAACCTATCACATTTCTCTTTGATTGGGCAATCTGTGCCATCGCACATGGTAATGTCTGCCATTATTAATTATTAAGTTGCTGGTGAGGGATTCGAACTCTCATCTGCCGATTATAAATCAGCCTGTTACCAATTACACCAACCAGCATGAGCCTTACTTATCGCTAAGTTTAAGGTTCTTTAATTGCTCTTTCTTAGCCTCCTCTTGTATGCAGAAGTCTCTGATGATTCTTCTCAGCACCATTGCTGCCGATTGCTGACCAACTGCCACAAGCCATCGGTCTTTTTCTTCATCCGTGCAGCTTGCTGTAATTTTATTATAAAGTCTCTCCTTAGCCATGTTATTTGAATTTAGATGTTGAATTTTTGCCTCCAATATGCTTTACATAGCCTCTAAGCAATGAAGCTGCCCGAAAGCCATGCTCTAAGTATTTAGCATTTGCATCCATCTCTGACTTGCATGGGTTCTTTGGGTCAAAATAAGTAAAGTCACTAAACTTACCTACCTCCTTATAATCCTTGAGCCTGCGAAGACCAGGATTCCAAGTATATCCATGCCAAGTGAATCTGTGATTAAGTTTAAGGAGTAGGTACTTAGTCCTTTCTTTTGTGGACAAAGGATGTCCAATTACTGGATGCCCATTCCGCTCAGCTGGATATCTAAGCCACACACAGGCAATTGAGTAATTATCTTTTAAGACTTGCTTAGATGCCTCAATAAAGCCTGAGCAATCAAACTCCCAATCATCCTCGCAGTGGAAAATGTAATCAGTCTCAACAAGTGCATACATCTTGTCAATGGCTACTACCTGCCCGACATTCTCAGAGAAAATCCAAATAGGCTTTATCTTCCATTCTTCAAATACCATCTGATCTAATAGCCTTCTAAACTCAAAAGGCACAGAGCCTGAGTCCTCATGTATTATAAACTCATAAGGGGGAGAGTCATCCCAAAACTGCACAAGGCTTGTGACTGTCCTCTCAAGTAAATCAAACCTCTTGTATGAGGTCAGGCAGATGGTGACATCACTTAAAGACATAAGCCACAAACTTAATAATTAGTAATGAGGCTAAGATTAGGTAGACTGAATAGGTTAGACCTATTACCAAGGCTTGTTTAAACCACTGTTTAATTTCTCTGTTCATGACTCAATAAAATAAAGGTTATCAATTAGCACTAATTTAGTGCCTTTTTTAAATTCTTTTACCTGACCTCCAAAGGCTCTGACCTGGCAATCATATTGGCCCTTATTGATGTGAATGCCGTAGATCATCATTGAGAATGGATGGGCATTCAATGTGTAAGAAATGCGGAATTCATCTCCAATCTCATAGACTATGACATTGCCACCATACCGGTAAACAGCCTCTTGAATCTCTTTGAGGTCTTTTGTAAATAGGTCAATGAATATTCCATCCATGACATCAATTACTTTTGCATGTTTTGTGTTCATTTTTTTTTTGGTTAGATTTGGATGCAATACTAAGCCATTGCTT